TCTACTGTTTGATTTGCGCCTTGCTTGGGGGTTTATCTGTTAAAGAAATCAGCAGCCTTCTTGGTCGCGGGAGTTAACTTAACCCCAGCTTTGATTTCGTCATAGTATTTAGACTTTAGCCCGTCTAAGTGGCTTTTAGCACTGGCAACTTGCTCTTTAAGCGCTAATTTTTTTCTACGGACATCTCTTTCCTCGTCGACTTCTTCATCAACTGAAAATTGATCTTCCATTAAAAAACTAATTTCATCATCTGTAAGATGTGATTTAGTTTGTTTATAATATTCTCTTAACAAAGTGTTGTCATCATAATTAGAATAATCTTGATTTAATCTAACATAATCTTCAAGAGTTCCACCAGTTTCATTCATAAATTCTACAACCTTCTGAATATTCTCTGGTAAATCAACACCTGTTTCTTGTGATTCTTGAACAGCTTGCTCTACTTTGTCTTGTAGTTCTTCTGTTTTAGATTCAACAATTTCTTCTTTTATTTCTTCTTTCTGTTCCTCAGTAATTTCCTCAAGTACAGGTGTTTCTTCAACAACCTCTTCTTTTGGCTTTTCCTCAACAACCTCAACAACTTTTTCTTCTTGTTTAAGTTCTTCTTTTTTACTTAGATCAACTTTAGCAACAGGTTCTTCTGTTTTTTTAGTTTCTTCTTTTGCCTTACTTAAATCTATTTTAGCAACAGAGTTATCTTGTTTACCTAATTGCTTAGGTTTTTTCGGTGTTTTCATTTTCATGTCTCCACCTTCTTGCAAAACTGGTTCGTCTACTTTTTTAACTTCAGTTTTGGCTTCTTGAGTAGGTTGAACTTCTTCAACTACTTTTTCTTCTTTTTTAGCCATAATATAATATTATATAATTAAACAAATTATCTAGGATTAAACACGCTCATGTCTATTCCTTGCCCTAGAGTATCATTACCTGAAGACTCAAAGCTTTTAGCGCTATTCTTGCTTTTTCTTTGCTCTTCACCTTGTAATTGTACTCTCTGGTCTTTTCTATCCTCTTTTTGAGTTTCTTTTTTATCAGCTATAGAGTTTTCCATGTTTTTAATTTGCATGTTTAATTGAAACTCATAAGCCATTAATTCTTTTTTAAGTTTAGCTTCTTGTACAAGTTTATTACTAGATATTTCAGCTTTAACTTGTTCTAGTTGTGTTTGCATTTGAGTTATAGCCTCTTGCTTTTGAACTTCAGCTTGAGCAGCTACTTGTTGCGCTTCAGCATTAGCTTTTGCTTGTGCTTGTATATTTCTTTCAGCTAACTCTTGGTCTCTCTCTTGTTTTTTCTTACGTCTTATTTTTAACAATTGATTAGCTAGCTTAACGTTTTTAATCATTCTAAGATCAATAGCGTCTTCTAGCTCTATGCTTTGTTGAGCTAAAGCAGCTTGAATATTATTCTCTAATAATTGCTTCTCTTCTTCGTCTGGCTCTAATTCAATGAATATACCAAAGTCATATAAATGTAACTCAGCCATTTCTTGTAATGTAGCTACGTTATGAGATCCTATAGCTTGTATAAAAGCATCTCTTGTTGGTGAGTATTCTATAATATCAGATATTCTAAGAGATAACGCTTCAGCAACTTCAGCTGTTAAAAATAAACCAGCTTGTAATATATGCCTTGTAGCTGTATTACTATTTGCCGCGGCCATTTTCTGTATACCAACTAAAGCGTTTTTGTCTGGTGTAGAACCGTCTCTAGCTTCATTTAACCCCGTTACATCTCTAATCATTTGTAGATAGTAATTGTAATTACCAATAAGAGCTTGCATCTTTTGACCCCCTGCTCCAGATGTTATTTCTTGAATAGGTACTTTACCAGGGTTCATATCACCTTCACTTGTAAAGCTTCTACCAATTACAGATCCAGTTTGGAAGAACATGTTTAATGCTTCCTGTGGATTATAATTTGTGCCATTACCTAAATCTACTTCGGCTAAACCATCTGCATCTAAATAAACACCGTCTGGAACCATACGTGACATTACTTGTTGCAGTTTTAAATGTGTTAATTGTATCATGTCTGCAAAACCTGTAATACGTTTTACTAATGAGTCAATTTTACCTTTATACATTCTAGGAGCTACTATACTGTAATTCATTTTTACTTTAGTATAGTCACTTTTAGGTCGCATCATGTTTTTTGCCATGCCCCAATCTAAAAGCTTATTTGTACCTACAACCATTGCTCCTTCGTATAAAACCTCTATAACCCTGTCTAATCTGGAAAAACCTCCCTCCATATTTTCTGGTGGATTAAAACTATCATCTTTCTCTATAGCTTTATCAGCTCCAGTAGAAGTTTCTTTTATTTTATAAACTTCGTTCATGTATGTTTTATAATTAAAATATAAAACTTGAACTTTGTTTTGATCGTGTTCTTTATGATTATAGTTGTAGTTGCCCTTTGTATAAGATGATGACGTTTGTTTTATTTCTTCTAGATCTGATTGATCTAAATGGGGAAATTGTTTTGCTAGCTCGTTAATAGGTATTGTTTTTATTTCTCCAACATAATATATGTCGTCAAAATAAGGAGAGTCTGTATAAGAATATACTAATTTAGCTGGATCAACGTAATCTATAGTTACGCCTTCTGATGTTGTAAAGTTTGTTTTAGTTGCACCTATACCTAAAACAGTAAGATCTTGATAAAATCTTTTTCTAATTAACTCGTAGTTATTACCATCCATCAAAACATTTAACGCTTGTTCTTCTGCTAATTCAACAGACTGCTTATAAGACAACTGCATGTGTAACGCCAGTTCTTCTTCGTTTCCAGGTAAGGTATCTGGTTCGTTTTGAGCTAAGTTTATACCAAAACTTTCGTTTGTAAACTCATCAAAGCTTTTCATTCTCATGTCTTCTATTATAGACTCCATGTATGCAGTTCTTTTAGAAACCCCATAAGGATCTTGAGAATATGCTTTTACACTATAAGTTCTTTCAGATATACCATTAACAACTATATCCACAAACTTAGATATAATAGGTACTGGTTTCCAGTCTAAATTAAGATAAGATAAATCTCCGTTTATAGATAGTTCGTCTTTATATTTTTTTATTGATTGTTCTCCACGCGCGTACAATCTTAACTCGTGAAAATTTCTATAATTATTATCGTAACGCGTGTGACTCATATCATTGCCAAACCACTCAAACTCTATAGCTTTTGCTACTTTTAAACCATAGTCGTAACTCAATTTCTCTGCATCACTTACAACTTGACTAGGAAAATAATTATTTACCGCGGTGTATGTCATATTATTTTATTAATTTTGAAGCGCTACCAGTATTAGAATACTTAGCGATATTTATATTAAGTTTTGGTTTTTCTACCTTTGCGTTTGGAGCATATAAATGTCTATTACAAGCCATTATTGCTAAACCACTACTAATAGTGGCGTCAAACTTTGTTCTTTTGTTTATATCAAATCTAGACCAATCATTTAAAGTTTTGTTAAAATATATGTTTCCATAATTTCCATCACCTAAATGACCAACATGTTGTTGAATGTACATTTCAACCGCGGCCGCATGAGCCTGTTTTATATCCTCGCTAGAGTTTGGTATGCCACCTATTTCTTTTTCTGAAACCGATAACTTATTCCAATATTTATCAGGCCTAGCCATAGAATAACCTCTATATCCTCTTCTTTTTAAATGATACAATAATCTCGGTTTGTTATTCTCTGCAAGTATCGGCATACCATAAAACACTAAAGCCATTAGCACGTCTTCAAAAAATATCTCAGCTGTTTGTGGTCTAGCTATATACTCTAAAAACATGTGGTTTGGCGGGCAGTTTTCCATGCTAAACTTTGTTAAACCGTGCAACGCCCCATTTGATCCTCTACCATCTACCGTTCCTGATATATCATAACTATCACAGCCAAACGCGCCCATGTGTATATTAGCCGGATGTTTAATTCCTTTTTTTACTATTATTTTGTTTTGCAAATGCTGCTCTGGAAACCAACTGACATTAAACCTACCTTTTGGATCTGGATAAAAGATAACCTGTGTATCTTTAACGCCGTTAACCCACTGAAAGTTACCGGTAGAATAAGTAGATAAGTTTCTTGTCCCGTCGTTATAATCTATTTGTTCGTATATTTTTACTAAGTTAAATATACTATTTTTAGCCTCGTCTCTAAAAGCATGTTCTTCAGTTCGTGGAAATTGCCTGTAAAACTCGTTTAAAGCATCTTGATCACTTTTCAAACCATCGGCTTCGTTATTCCAATGGTCAATTATACCATAATCTATTAATTCACCATCTGGTCCGAAGACATCATTATCTGGGATATGAAATACTGGTTGTCCAAATTCATCAATAAATCCTTCGTAGTTCCATTCCATTGGGATAAAAAGAGAATATAAACCAGACTTTGTCTGTCCATTACGATTTCTTTTTGTAACGTCTGAATCATAGTATAACTTTTTAAAATTATTACCACCTTTATCTAGAGCGTTGCTAGTACTACCCATCATACACTTACCTACTATTCTAGCACCTAGTCTTAGACAGGTTTTTGTAACTCTCCAATTGTTTAATATATTGTCTGGTCTTTCCCACTTGCCGCTTTCGTCGTGTACCAACAAATTAAGTTTTTCACCATCATAACTATTATCACCTGTATTTTTCCAGTCTATAGTAGTATCTAATCCTTTTAATTCTTCCAGCTTTTCGTTAGCTGTTATTTTTTTTCTTGTAAACTTACTAGCTGGTACTCTATACGCTAACTCTGTTTTAGGTCTATCCATACCATCTTGAATCGGCTTAAAGAAAAATGGATAGTTTATACTAATTGGCACTACTTTATCAGTAAACATTTTTTTAGCATCAGCACCTGTTTTAGATAGTATACCATATCTAGCATCACCTGTTAATGTGGCTAAATTAACTGTTTCAGCTGATGACATAAAAGAAAAACCAGAACGACGGTTTTTAAGATAACATATTCCATAACATCTTTTATCTGCCTTGCAAGCCTCCCAGAATATATAGAACAATCTGTTTGCTTCTCTAAAATCTGGAGCCCCAACATCAATTTTACTCCATTGTAAATACATATAGTGCGTACCAGTTATCCAGGTTGGTTTACCATTGTTAATAAACCAGAAGCCCTCTTCTCTTCGTTTGAACTCTTCGTCTATGTAATCGTACCATTTTTCTTTGTTATTTTCCGGATAACTCCTCCAATCGAAAATATTTTTAATACGTTGTAACTCTTTGGGGTACTCTTGTTTCACCCATTTGTTTTTCTCGTGCTTGTATACTTCTTTAGGTGGTTTAGGTAGCGCTATAATTAAATTTTGTATTTCTACAATTTCACCAATAACTCCATTGTGAGATAGTACAATTAAATCATGTTCTTTATTATAACCGTATTTCCATTTCTTTCCTCGATTCATTCGAGTAATAGTAGTTTTTTTTATAGGTTCTACTACATTAACTAAATTTTGCTCGTACATTACTTAGATCTACCTTCAGCGAATCCTTTAAAGACTTTTTCCTTTCTCTCTTCAGGTGCTTTGCCCTCAAGTAGATTTTCTTCCTCTTGAATTCTTGTAAGTATTTCGAATGCGTCAAATA